TCCACGATCCGATTTCGACGAACTTTCCGCCTGATGGCAGCGCATTTGCGATTGCGTGGTAAAAAGCCGGGTAGTCGCACCAGCCTTCGATGTCTGACGGCAAACGAATGCCGGCCATCAGCCTGTCGAATGTTGCCTTCCCGTTTTCGTAATTCGCGGCGTGATTGCTCCTCTCGTAAATCTCGTCCATCTCGCCTTTCCCGAATGCCGGGTGCAAATGCTCAAAACGGATCTTGTCGCGGGCATCAATTACCACGCCGTCGCGGAAAGCGCATTGGGAAAACCAGTTATCCGAATACATCGAAAAGAACTGCCGATGGAATAGATGCCCTTGCTGATTGTAGCGGGCACGGGTGAGGATCGCCATGCAAAGCAAGTCGTCTCTCCGGTGTCCGTCGCTGACCGCCAGAACCGCGGGTTTTGAGGTGTCGCCAATGGCCGAAAGAATCGCCGTGTCCCATCCTTGCACCGGCTCCCAGTCGTCTGAAAGCTGAACCAAAACCTGCCCGCTAGATGCAGCCGCGCAGGCATTCCATGCGCCTACTGGCCCGTCGCCCATGATCGGCTGATTGACGACGTGGCGAACTGTCGTCAGCGGTGCGCTTGCGTAGTCGTCCGCGTCGAGTCCGAAGATATGCTCGATGGCGTCGGGATTGTCGGCAGCGCGAAGCCAGTTCATCCGGCATCTCCATGCCTGCGCCGGCCGTCCTCGTGTCGCGTGCAGCAAGCTGATCTTCGCGCCGTTGCGGATGAAATGGTTTGCCTCGAGCGCGTTGGCCTCCTCGTGCCTTCCGTTAGCCCGTAGCGCCATGCCACGGAGTCCGATGCCTAGTTGCCCGTAGTATGCGCGGCGAAGGTTCCACGGTGGTTCTGGTGGCATCGGCAGCGCCAACATTGCGGCACTCCATCCAAGCGACGCTTGCGGGTCGATGGGGATATTCGCCAGCGCGAGTTCTCCGTATGCCTCGGGTCGGGTCGGATCGACCGCGAGAGCTTGCAGCAACATATCCCGTTTGGTCGCGTCGTCATCGGCTAGCCTGGCAAGCTGGAAAAACGCCTCGTAACGCTCGTTCTTGCCGACTCCTTCAAGGCCGATGAACTCGATTGCCTTCGGGATTGCGTCGGCGTTGCGGTCGAGCGCAATCATTGACTGGAAAACGTGAAATTTCTGCGAGATAGTCCGCTCGTTTTCGGGAATGCTTTCCAGAATCCGCAAGTTCCGCTGGTCGCGGCTCGCGCTGCGCTTTTCGCTGGCGTGGACGATCTCCGCGCCGTCGAATCGAATATGTTTTGCGCCCTCTTTGAACTCCAGGCATTCGTGGATTGGGTGCACCCAGCGTGCAGAGCCGCGACGCCATAGCCGCTCCCGCCAATTCACGACGCCATCCTCGGGGACGACGTAGCGCATTAGCACGCCGTCAACGTCGGAGTCTCCAATGTCCTCAATGAGTCGCTTGATTTGGGCGATGGAATCGGCGGTGATGGTGTCGTCGGTATCGGCCCAAATCAGCCAGTCGCCGGTTGCCATGTCGCAAGCCATGTTGCGGGCTGCGGCGAAGTCGTCAACGTGGGGCCAGTTTTCACCCTTTGCGTTATCGTATCGGGCCATTCTGCAGCCTTCTTCAAAAGCGATACGATAAGTTTCATCAGGTGCTTGGTTTCCTTGTGCGAGGCAAACAATCACCTCGTCCGCCAGCGGTTGGAACTGCTCAAGGAAACGCGGCATGATGCCTTCGACGTTCCCCGCGATCACGCAAAGGCTTAATTTCATCTTGTTTCCATGCTTCTACTTTCGAGTCGCTAACCCGGCAAGCAAAAACCCGCTCCGGTTAAGGAGCGGGCTTTGCCGATGAACAACACACTAGCACCAAGAAAACTTACGGCTTGGTGCAATGGGCAAGACCGAGAGTCAAGCCCGTTGCAGTCCCGTAGAGGCACTCGAAAGCACCATACATGACGCCGGTCGCGGTATCGAACGAGCGGCGATAGCCCATCACGATGCCGGAAGGATCGGCAACACGCTCAACGGAGAGGTATTCGCTCCCGGCAAGAGGCTCAAGGTAGCGCATGGCCACGTTGATCGCGTCCATGTGGGCAGCGAAGGCAACGAGCGAGGTTGCAGCGGTCGGCAGGATGTTGGTTTCGTAGGTTGGGAAACCGACAAGCTGACCAAGAGTGCCTTGGCGAGCGGCGTTGTTGTCCCCGATGGCGTAAGCCTGAAGGACGTTGGTCGAACCAAGCAGCGCGGCACCCACTACGGTGTTGTGGATGAACGAGCAAACGCCTGGGTCAACGTCAACATTGCGACCGGCAAGAACGGCGCGAAGCGCGATCAGTTCGCCAAGGTCGTAGTTGGCCTCGGCGGTGGTGACGCTGGCGGCTCCGAAGTTGGTCGTGGTAACCAGCTTCCAGACGTTCTCCAGCACCTTCTGACCCAATGCACGACCGGCCTGCGCGGCCAGTTCATCGAAGCGAGCGCCCGAAGAGTTGGCGTTTTGCAAGTCGGTGATGTCGAACGTGACGATGTTGTGCTGGTTCAGGTTGACGGTGTTGTGAGTCACCGCGCCGCCGCCGGTCTGATAGTTGGCAGTGCTGGCGTTGAACGTGGTTGCCGTCATCGCGGAGATGTAAGGCACGATAATCGCGTCACCTTTTCGGCGCGCCTCGTTGTCAAGCGAGCGGGAGAAAGCGCGAAGCGGGGCGAGCTTTGCGGTGAAAGCCTTAAGGGCTTCCTGCGCAAAGATGGTGTCATTGAATGAGATGGTAGCCATAATTCAGTTTGTTAGATGGTTGCTTCCTTGCGGATCTCCTTGCCGTGCGCCTGGTAGTAGGCGGACTTTTCGGGACCGGTCAGGTTGTTGAAAATGTCGAGGTGCGGGGTCTTCGTGGTTTCGCCGACTCCGTTGTCGGGAAGCGCCTCTTGCAGTCCGATCGACGCGGCAAGGTTGGATGCTTCATTGGCGATCTTCTCGCGGGAAACGGCAGCGGCGGATTCAAGACCGGGGATCTTGGCAACCTCGGCTTTTAGCGTTTCGATCTCAGCTTGCGCGGTGGCGTAGTTGTTGCGAAGCTCGGCGGTAGCGGTAGCGGCTTCTTGCAAAGCGGATTCCGCAACGCTCACTTTGTTGGTAAGTTCCGCGACTTCGTTTTCGCGGTTGGAAACCTCGGCTTTGAGGTTGTCGATTTCCGCCAATGCTTCGGCGCTGGCAGGGGAAGTGAGACGGTCGAGAATATTCATGCTCTTGCCCTTTTCCTTGGTGTCAAATTTGCCGGTGACCACCTCGTCGATGAACTTGCGCTTCATGGCTTCTTCCGCGCCCATCCAAGTCTCTTTGCGCATCATGTCGCGCATCTCGGATGACTCCGCTCCGGTCTTGCTTGCGTAAATGTCGGCAATCTCGCCGCTGATTTCGTCGAGTAGCTTTGCCGCCCGCGCCATGTCCTCGGCGTTACCGGCGACCACGTTGGACGCTTCGTGGATCATCATTTTGCCGTTTTTGACCATGCGGATCTTGTCCGCTCCCATCGCGATCACGGATGCCATACTTGCCGCCAAACTATTGATCGTGGCGGTGACGAACACACCGCGCCCGCGTAGTTCGAGCAGCGCGTTGTAAAGTTTGTATCCATCCAACACACTTCCGCCGCCGCTGTGGATTTCCAGATCCAGCGTGTCCGCCGCATTCTCAATGCAGTTTGTGATTTCGCCGGTAACGGCGCCATCGGCAAACGCCTTAGCGCCGAATACTAGCCCGATCTCGTCAATCAGCCGGGTCATGGAATCGGGATTAACCGACTCGTTCAAGCGGACCTTGCCCGCCTTGTTCTCAATTGTCAGAATTGTCATTGGATTCGTTGGTTGAATTGGATTGGTCGCCCATGTCGTTCGGCGTGAGCATCGCCATTTCGCGGTCTTCAATCTCGATGTCCTCGATGCTCCATTTCTTCGCGGCTTTCTTTCGCAGGTAGATTTCCCGCGCCCGCTGGTCGTAATGCTCCTCAAGGCTCTTGCCGTGCATTCCCAAGATGTCCTCGTGGTTCTGATAACCGGCTTTCCAGCCCTCAATCAGTTCCTTGCCAATGCGTCCGTCATCAATCGTCAGCTTTTGAGGCATCGTGAAATCCCATTTATACCAGTCCGGTGATTGCGGGAGGATTCCAGCCTTCTGCGCCTTTGCGACAGCCCACGAAACGATGAGCTTTGCAGGACGGAGAAGGAGTTGCTGCCGGTCCTCGATTGCCCGTTGCGCCTTGGCGATCTCGTGACGTTCCGCGGTTCCTTGCCCGCTGGCTTTCCAGACAAGGCTATAAGGCCAGTTCACGCCCGCTAAAGCGCCTCGGATGATGCGGTCTTGGAACGATTCCCACGCTTCACCAGGGCGAGGATTGTAAAGCGTCTCAAGCTTGCTCCCGCTGTTGGCGCGGTAGTAGGTGTTCATCGGCCCGTTGATGTTCTCAACTTGCACACCGGGACATGTTTCACCGGTCGAGCCGGTCAGATCAAATGCCGGGTCGCTGGTGTCTGGTCCTCCGCGTTCGTTCCACTCAATGAATACGCGCCCCGAAAGCATCGCCTGCGCCATCGTTTCGAGGTCGTGCGACTGCATCGCATCCCGCAATGCGTTGAGCGACGGCGTGAACGCTGGCAATCCGCGCCCCTGCTCCTGCCATGACGGGTCGTAAACGTGAATCGCGTCGCGGAGTGATACGTATTCGATGAGGTTCATCGACTCGTCCACGTAGGCGAACGCAATCGGAGTCCCTTGCCGGTTGTAAATGATGCCGTCAGTCAATCGGGCGTTTCGGTAGGTTCCGCTTTTCACCGGTCCTTCCTCCATCCCCTTGGGCGTGCAAACTCGATGGCATGGAATGCTTTGAATCTGCGGAAATCCGCTTTTGGTTTCGGTCAGCGCAATGAACGTCTCTCCGTCGCGGTCGATTGCATCAGACCAGACGTAAAGGTTCGTCTTAAAATCGAAAACCGGCCCGCGAACGTCGCAAAGCGGGAAGAATAGTTCTTCAAGCCACGCCTTCGCCACGTTGCCAAACTCAATATCGGTGCCGGTGAACTTTGGAAGCCACGCCTTGCCGATGGCATACATGCTCTTTTGCTCAACCGCGCCGGAAAGGATCGGCTGATTCAAATAAAGACGGCGAGATGCTGAGACAAGAGTTGCGCGGTCGGTCGGCGGAACAAGCGTGCCGATATCCTCAAGCTTGACCGGCTCCCACGGGCGCAATCCGTTAAACCGCGATGCCCCACGCGCTACATGCTGCCCGTATGGGTTGCTAAACGGGCTTCCGAATTGGTCGAGGAGTGCCATGACTTAAAAATAGCGGGCGTAAGTTCGCGTGCTGGGTCGCGTGTTGTTATCCAGCCCCCTGATGGCGATCTGCATCGCTGAAATTCGCTGCGACTCGGTCAGCCCAACCGTTTTTTGGTAGCTGACTTGATTCTTGGACGCGCTGGTGATGTTGTCGGTGCCGCCCTTGGTCAAAAGACCCGCCGAAACGGCAGTCGAATACGCGGCTTTGACTTCGGCAACCCGCTTGGGGTCGCCGCACGCGTAGTCGTAAATATCCTGCGCTGCCTGAAATGGGTTCGCCGCCATTGACAAGCGGGCGGTGTCAAAGTTTGACAGGGTGACGAAAAAAGCTTGCGCGGGTCGCAGGTTTCTGGAATTGGTCGCTCATCGCTTTCGTGAGGCGCAAAAACCAGATCAGCAACAGCCTTCGGGCTGGCTTCTAGGGGGTTCTGGCCCCATCACGACTAGGAGTCAGCCCGTGGGCTTTTTCGTGAACAAAATGAAACAACCGCAAAAGCCGACGGTGGCGATTGAAACCATCACTCCAAAAATGGCCGCAGAATGGCTTCAAAAAAGCCACTCGAACCAGCGCAACTTGACCAACTCCCACATGTGGCACTTGGCGCAACAGATGGAATCTGGGCAATGGAAAATGAACGGCGAGTCAATCATCATTGATTGGGACGGCAATATTGCCGACGGGCAACATCGGCTTCACTCTGTAATCAAAAGCGGAGCCGCGTGTGATTTCGTGATAGTCCGAGGCATCGACCCGTCGTGTTTTCCGACTATCGACCGGGGCAAGCCGCGTTCAAACGGGAACGTGTTTGCGATCAACGGAATTGCAAACTA